GCCAGATACTTCCCGGCCTTCACGACCGCCTTGCCCGTTGCGACTGCGATGCCGCCCACAGCGCCGCCGACGGCCACGGCTTTCCAGTTGACGTTTTCCAGCTTGCCGGTGACATCGTCCAGCGCCTTGCCGAGTGACGGGTCAATGGTGCCGGCGAGACTTACGACGGCTTGCAGCATTTTATTTTTGGCCACTGGCGTCACCTCCTCCTATGCGGCCGGATGTGGGGGATCCTCGGCTTCGGGATCTTGGCCCGCTGCTTTTTCGCCTCCTCGGCCGCTTCGTAGTATTCGAGCAGGAAGTCGGTCAGGCGTTCCCGTCGGAGCTCTCCGACTGAGATGTGGAAGGCTCGGGAGTAGTCTCGAGTGAGCTCTCCGAGCCGCTTTGCTCTGAGGGTGCCGCCGACCTCGTTGTGGTAAAATTTCGGCCGATCCTCACCAGCTCCATGACATCGGGCCCGCTGATGCGCTCGAGGTCAGCGATGTCGATGTCGGGGTTGACGGCGGTGATCGCCATCATAGCGAGGTAGAGGTGCATGGAGTAGTCGAGCTCGGTGGCGCCGGCGCTGCCGCCGGCCTTGTGGGTGGTGGCGCGCAGTTTCAGCGCCTCGGCCTCGGCGAACATTCCCACGGTGATCGCGCCGGTGTCATAGGTCAGGGTCTTGACCTTCTTGCCGTTGATGGTGATGGGGTTGCTGAGTGTCAGCTTTTCCATGGTCGTTGTCTCCTTTCGTTGATAAAAAGAGGGACGCCGCCCACCTTGGGCGGCGCCCATCTGTTGTTACAGCACGCTGCGCAGGTCTTTGACGTAGTCCACGCCGCCGATGCGCATGATGGTGTTGAGCTGGTCGATCAGGCAGAACTCCTCTCCGGCGACGAAAACCTGATAGCGGCTCACGGCCAGCGTGACCTCGTTCTCCGAAGGGTTGCCCGGATCCACGGACAGGCCCGGGATCAGCTTCGGGACGCAGCGCATGAACGCCTTGCAGCCTTCAGTCTTGGTGGAGCCGTCGGCGTACTTGACATCCTGCGCCCATCTGACCTCCAGCGTCTTGCTCTCGAGC